GCACCGCTTCCACCGAGGGTCTAAATGTTTCTACCTCCAACTGGACTGTTTTTCTCAATTGGTCAGTTCCCGAGGACTTGTGGTTAGATGGTTCATCTTATACTCTGACTGAAAAAGCCGTAGTCTTGTTTCTTGGAGTCCTATTGTCAGTTTATATTTTGCCTTTCCTAATGTATCTACTTTGTCCTTGTTTTAAATTCCTTCGTCATTTGACCACTACCACTACTTTGATGTTGACTCTTTTATTTGTGATAGTCGTTCAAGTAGCTCTCTTTGCGGCTTTCTATACTATGATAGCGTCAGGATGTTACACCCCACGTCCTGCAGAAACTGTCGATGAAGCTCTACATCAGCTAAATTCAATTTACCAGTGTGTTTTCTTTCACCGTATTGACCCGATGTCCGCTACTGGTTTGATGGCTGAATCCAGTATTACTCTTGTTCTAGGCCTGCTTGGCAAGATAATATTCAAGTATGATTTTGTCTTGGCCATGTTCTCTTTCTATATGTGCTTTACCGATCTTTTGGTAGTTAGGAAGAAATTGCAGTGGCGCGCACGTATTGCTAGTCTCCGTAAGGTGTCTTGGGACAGTATATTTACTGTAGGAAATCGTGGATCTGAAATTAACGCCTGGATACAGGTTAATAAGAATTTGGGAAATCTTTGTTTCATGGCTGGGCCTATGAAGCTTTTCTTTTGGGTCTACGCTTTCGTATACTGTACCTCAGCTGTAGTCAGTCCTTTCTTCAGACTGATAATGGTAACTTTCATTATGATCTTTGTGGGGGCTTATGCAGGAATTTTCGACGTGTTCTTTTCACCTTTTTTATACTCGTTTGCCCTGCTGCTGGATGGTAATTTTTCCGGACTTGCCTTTTATTGGATGGGGTCTGAACTGTTTGCGCCCGAAGCCTATGAAGCTGAAGGTAAAGGTTTGGTTTCCCCTTGTTCGGTTTGTAGAGTCCTAGTTAAAGACAGCGAGGGCTGGGGAGGCAAGTGCCAACGCTGTTTCATGAATACGGTGCCTTTTAGGGGTGGTGAATTTGTTTCTGGAGGTTTTGTTAATGTACCTCCTCCTAACTCTTACTCCCCTATACCCCCAGCTGAAGAGGAGGTTAAGATTGAGAAGAAATCAGCACCACGTCCTGCGCTAGTAGCTCTCAGTCAAGCTCCTCAAAAAGAAGCTAATTTGCCCCAAGAAGGTGAGGGTTCTGGTTCTGCAGAGTCTATTGGGGTTGGACCAGTTGTTCCCCCTCATCCCGCTAAAATAATCCGCAAGGATAGCCCTGCAGCTAAATTCATGAAAGATGTTGATGAGAATCCCGGTTCTCCTAAGGATGAAGAGGTAGCCGATATTTTTACTCGGTTTAACAGGCTTCCTACTGAAATGTCTCCCTCTCAACGTGCTCGTTTTGCTCTTGAAGTGTTGTGTCGCGAAAACGATTCTAAAAATACTTCTGGGATGTGCCAGCGCGAGAAAGGGAATAAAGGACAATTTTACAATGCCTCTTCCCAAGATCCTCGTCAGCACTATATTCAGTCTCAGCAGGCTCGCAATGAGCCTCGAGATGCTGGCGATGCTGATGTTCAGTCCAATAAACGTCAGCGTAAACAGCGCCAGTTTGATCAAATAGCTCAGGATATGGATGATGTTCCTGGAGGTGCTGACTGGGTTGAGCCAGATGATAGTTCCGCTTATGACGCCTTCGGACAGGGCTTTACTCCTGCTGATTGGGCTTCAAACACCGACATCAATGTTCCCACTAGGCGTTGGATGGAGGCAGTTTTAAATCAGCTAAAGGTACGTGAAGCCGCAGCTGAGGCAAAATATGCTTCTCGCGCACAGCTTGCTGATGAAATAACTCAGCTTAAAGTTGTAATTCGGAGTATCATAGAGGGTTTGGCTGACCATAATGTTAGGGGGAAACCTGAAGCTTCTCTTGCTCCTGGACATGATCAACGGAGCCATCGGAATTACTCCTCATATGCTATATATTATAACAAGGCTAAAGTTTGCCAGGTTTTCTTTGTTGCTGGTCGTCTGTGTCTTCCTACGCATGCGTACCAGAAGCTCGCTGGTAAGGAGGTTACAGTAGGCCCCCAGAAAAATAACTTTAGCTTCGTTCTTAAACCAGAAATGGTCATTCATACTAATGGAGATTTAACCGTTCTTAGCTATCTAGCTCCTAAGGGATTTTCTTCCATCAAACTTAAGCAGCTAAATGATCAGCCTCTTAAGGTTGGGGAGGAGGTGTTGCTTTATACCTACAAAGGTGGCAATACTCAATCCTCTACCGGCTCCATTCTGGGAATCGTTTCTCGTGATGGTGCTACTGAAGTTCAAACTGGACCCTGCAAGAATGGCTATTTCTCTGAACCAGGAGATTGTGGGTCCATAGTAAGCAAGGCTGAAAAAGCCGTAGGATTTCATACTGGTGCTTGTCCTGGAAGTTCCAACAACTTCCAGGCTTTTGAGGAGAGAGATAGGGTGTTTTTTCTCGGCCTTGCGGAGCCTGTTAAGGCCCAAAACTGAGCCGTTTTCTGTGTGTGATTGGATAGGTACTTCTAATACTTTATTCTATTATACAGACTATTATCTAACTACTCATATGCAGTATGTCGGCCCGGTTGTAGATAGGACCTTTTTGGGAGCTTCTCCTACTAGTACAAGAGCATCTCTTGTTCCTCGAGCTCTGTTGGATTCTATTCCTTATGAACGTACTCACCAGCCTGCGCCTTTAGATGATACCTCGCTAATTAACGGAATCCTTAAGTTCGATCATCCTCACTCCTTAATAGATTCTGAGACTTATTTCAGATGCTATGAAGCTCTGGAGTATTGGTTTGGTTCTATATTTCTTCAGGGAGGTGATTCTCTATTGGATCCATTGGAAGCGGCATCTTATTTAATACCTAATACCTCTTCAGGCTGGCCGTGGCGTTGTCGTTATGGAGTATCGAAACAAGAAGTTTTAAATAAGGTTTCTGTTGAGGAACTGCTTGATCATTATAGTCGGTATTCTACAGTCTATTGTGCCTCTGAAAAAGATGAACTTCGTCTTATTGGAAAGGAAGCCAGGATTTATAGACCTGGTCCGATAGATCAGATTTTGGAAGCTCAAATTCTTTTCCATAATCAGTTAGAGCATTTTTGTCAGCTTAGTTCCTTACCTAAACATCCTTCGTCAGTGGGCCAGTCTACACCCGGTCCTGCTCTTATCGCCTTTTGGCAATCAGTTAGGAATTGGCCCTATCGATATTCAATTGATGGGGGTTCCCATGACGCTCACTTTATAGATTGGATATCTGACTTAATAGCCCATTGGACCGCAGACCATATGCCGCTTCACAGAGACAGGGTGTTGCGGTATTTCTATAAAACTTACTGTGGGTACACTTTGTGCGGTGGCCTTGTTTATCCCTTGAAGGGTATGGCCTCTGGACAACTTAGAACCACTATGGATAACACTCTCCACTCTACTATATTGGTCACTGAAGTGATGTATCGGCTTGGCTTTACACTTCATGACTATATGTTCAAGGTAGAGGGTGATGATATATTCCTTTGTACTCTTCGACCTCTGGACATCGTTGCTGTATCCACAGTATTGGAGCAGTGGCATTATTACTGGGAGATAATGCCTTCCGACACTCCTTTCGAGCTGCTTACCTTTAAGGGAACACATCCTTCTGGAGATTATTATACCTATAGAGATGATCTTCTCCAGGGTATATTTTACTGGGGTGGTAACCCTTCTTTTTACGCTCAGAAGGTCTGTTCTTTAACTCAAGATTTATATTATTCTCCCTATTACTTGTTCCTGCGCAATTATCTTGAGAAGGTTTTTGAGTTCTTTAAAATTTCTTTTTATGAGCAAGATATACTTCGCCGGTCTTGCTCACCATTCTTTCTAGAAGCTCTTTATCGAGGCTTTGAACGTCAGTCTCGGCAATTAAATACGCCGAGAGAAAAACTCTGCCTCGAAATGCAGCGCAAGAAACTCAACATTAAGCGCGTAGAAAAAGCGGCGGTAGCGGCGGCAGTGCAAGCTGTTGCCCGCGTTCCGCAGCGTCGTTGGAAACAACCTCAACGGCCTAAGCCTCGTAAGCAGGCTACTATCCGTCGGCCTCGTGATTATATGACGAGTGCTCCCGTACCTGTCAATTATTTAAAAACCATAACCAAGCCCCAGCCTAATATCACATCAACTCAACATGGCATTCGTGTCAAACATTCTGAATTCAATCAATCTCTAGAAATGATAGCTGGGGACGACGGCCTGGGCTTTACTTTCTTCACGCAAACTACGGAACCTGGGGCTACTGATGTTAATCCGGGCTTTGCTTCCTTTCTACCTTGGCTTTACAACATTGCAAAGTGCTGGGACCGGTATCGGGTGCATGGTCTCCGCTTTCGGCTAATACCCAAGCAAGGCACGAGTGCTTCAGGTTTTATCATGGCGGCATTTTGTTACGACTTTACCG